GATGACGAGCAGTTCCGTCAGGAAGTCGCAAGGCCAGACGCTGATATTGTGCTCGACGCTGACGCAATGGCTGCTGGCGGCATTTTCGATGTCAAGACAGACCTGCAGCTCACAGAGCAGCAGTTCCGCAGGCTTGAGGACACGCGCGCAGCGCTGCGCAGGACCGGCGGCATTTACAACGAGTTTGAGGGCCAGGCAGGATCAGCAACAAGCGGCATCCAATTCAATTCTCAGGTAGAGCAGAGCAATCAGTCTCTCGCTGACATGACGGACAACTTCAAGGCCGCGCGCACCTCTGTTGGAGAATTGCTTGTCGCGATGATTATTGAAGACATGGCCGGCAAAGAAGAGACGGTATTTATCGACGGCAAAGGCATTTCGCAGGATCGCACAATCCGCCTGAATTGCCGCGTATGCGACGAGTCGGGATTTGAATATCTCGATAATGACGTGCAGCGCGTCCGCCTCAAAGTAGGGCTGAACGATGTCCCGCAATCTACGACGTACAAGCAGCAGCAGCTCGCATCAATGAGCGAGGCATTCAAGTCTGTTCCGCAGAATCTACAGCAGATCATGCTGCCGTTCCTGCTTGCGCTGATTGACGTGCCTCACCAGTCTGAAATGATCAAAGCTTTGAAAGAGCAGGGAAAAGCGCCGACGACTGAGCAGATACAGCAGCAAATCGACGCAGCGGTCAAAGATGCTCTCGCAAAAGCGCGGCACGACGTTGATATGGCAAAAATCCAGCAGCAGCAGCCGCTGATTGAGGCGCAGATCAAGAAGATTGTCGCGGAGGTTGTCGGCAAAAACGTCGAGAGCTTCTTCAGCTCAACCAACGCAGCGAACCTCATCGCACAGAACCCTCCGATTGCGCCAGTCGCCGATGAAATGCTCGGGTCGGCCGGATTTGTCGACGCGAACCAGGCGCCAGCAATTCCGGCAATGCCTGCCTGGGTTCCATCCGTCGAAGTGCCGCAGAATACTAGCCCGCTGTTCCCTCCGAATCCAGAGGTCGGCATAAGCGCCGGCATTGAAACAGGAATACCCGCATGAGTCATGTAACAGTCAATAGGTCGGCCACCCGCTACGGCGCAGTTACCCCGAGCGACAGCACAGAGCTGCAATTCAAGCGCCTGTATATCGGCGGCACCGGGTCCGTGGTGGTCAAGGCCGGAATAGACGGTGCGGCGGTGACGTTTGCCGCCGTTCCTGCAGGCACGCAGCTTGAGGTGTCAGGGGTGCGCGTTATGGCCGCCAGCGGCGCAACAAATATTGTCTGGATGGACTGGTAAAAGAATTCGGCGGGAAGCCGCTGATGTGGCGCCGGGAGGCGCTGAAATCCCGTAGCTGGATTATCACGAGGCGAGTCGAGAAATCGGCCCGTCATTTTTTTGTACCCGCTCACACGTCCCGCGCAGCACAAGCGATATGTGATTGAGAGCTTGCCGAGATGGCAAGAAACTCCCTTGATGGAGAGCGAAGAAACATGGCACGAGACTTAGCATTTTTTGAGGCAAACCCGGAGCAATTTGACGCTCTATCCGACGAAGATCGCATGCTGTTAGCCAACGGCGAGACGATTGAGGGCGAAACAGAAGGCGAGTCGCCCGACGCCAACGACACGGAAGACGATGATGCTGCAGACGATGACAGCGAAGAGGCTGCAGACAGCGAACAACCTGCCGTTCTGGCAAAAGACGGAAAGCATACGATCCCGTTCGAGGAATTGCAGTCTGCACGTGATTCTGCGAGGCGTCTTGAGGAGATTGTCAGGCAACAAAGCGAGCTTATCGAGTCGCTGAAGAAGCCGGCGGCACCACAGGCGCAGGAGATCAACGAGCCAACGCTCGATGACAAACTAGCCGAGATTCGGCAGGAAATCGAAGACGCGGCGCTGTTGGATGAGCCAGACAAGCTAAAAGGGCTCATTGCCGACATGCACCGGCTTATCGCTGAAGACGCGCAAAGTAAGTCGCGCGCTGAAATCTCGAAAGAGTTTGAGGCAAGGGACCAGCGGGCGCGCGAAGCGGCAGCGCAATCGGCCCTCGATGCCGTTGCTGCTCAGGCGGCCAAGGATTATCCATTCCTTGATAGCCAGTCTGCGTCTGCAAACCATGATGCGATCGGCAAGGTGGTTCGCTACCGGAACGCGCTGATTGCTGAAGGAATGCCGCTGCACGAGGCCCTTGCAGAAGCGGTAACGACTTTTGCCCCGATGTATCAAACCAAACCTCAAGGAACTGCAAGCCAGCAAGCGTCAATGTCCGCCAAGGAAGCGGCAGAAAAGGCGATTGACGGCGCCAAGTCGAAAGTGCCCACAAGCATGTCCTCCATTCCGTCCGCAGCATCGCCGGCAACGGATGAGGTGCAAGCAATGTCCGGCATGTCGGCGCAAGCCCTGCAGGACAAGATGATGGATTTGCCGCGCGAGAAAATCCTGGCGCTGATGAATCGCACCCTCGTTTCTTAGCAACAACCGTATTCCCCGCCGTGATGGCGGGCATTTCCTAATCAAAGGAGTTTCACATGAGCACTACAAGTATTGCCTATGGATCGGACCCGCAGGTAAAAATCCAATCCGTTGGCCTGTTCGCCGCAGCGATGCAGCGCAAGACAGGCTTGAATCGCATGGCCGGCAAAATGAGCAAGCAGGAAGACGCTAGCGGCAACATCCGCATGGCTTCGACCAACAAAAAGCCGATTGTTCGCGTTCAAGAACTGAGCCGTGGCGCTGGCGACGAGGTGACTTTTGACCTGATCAACCCGATCAAAGCAGTTCCGATCATGGGTGATGCGGTCGCGCAAGGTAACGGCTCGGCAATGAGCTTCGACACCGACCGGCTGCGTATCAATCAAGCGCGCTTCCCGATTGACGCTGGCGGCGCCATGTCGCAGCAGCGCACTCCGCATCAACTCAAATCGCTGGCGCAAACGCAAGCGCTGTCAGCTATCGAGCGATTCAGCGACCAGGCGTGCTTGACGCATCTGGCCGGCGCTCGCGGGTATCACGACAATATCGAGTGGTGCGTTCCGACTCCGACCGATCCGCGATTCGCAAGTGTGATGGTCAATACCGTTCGCGCGCCGACTCGCAACCGCCACTTCATTTCTACGGGCTCGGGCATTGAGCAAGTCGCCGCCAGTGGCAATGAGATCACCATCGCCACGACCGACACATTCAACACCGACGTTGTCGACGGCATCGCCACGTGGCTTGATGGCATGACGCTGCCGCTGCAAGGGGTCGAATTCGAGAATGACGAGCAGGCCGCTGACGATCCGCTGCGCGTGATGCTGGTTTCTGCGGAGCAGTACGACTCGTTTGTGAAATCGACGAACTTCCGTACGCTCCAGTCAAACGCAATTTCTCGCGGCCAATCGGCGAAGAATCACCCCGTCTTCCTTGGTAACGCGCTGCTGTGGCGGAATATCCTGATCCTGAAACAGCCCAGGCCTATCCGTTTCTATGCCGGCAACCCGATCAACTGGTGCGCTTCGACAACCTCGACGACCGAGACGGCGACGGACCTTTGCCCAGCGGCATTCGGGACCACGTATGCGGTGGATCGCGCAATTCTGCTCGGCGGCCAGGCTTTGGCAGAAGGTTTCGGCAAGCACCGTGTTAGCCAAGGCTCGTATTTCACAGCAGAGGAAATCACTGACTTCGGCAACCGTTGCGAGTACGTCGCGGGCGAAATCGGAGGCCGTTCAAAGATTAGATTCCTTGTCGATCACGGCAGCGAGAAACAATACACGGACTACGGTGTGGCGGTGATTGATACCGCTGTCCGTCTGGCCGGCGTTTAAGGAGGTATCACAATGGCAACAGTTACCAAGAAGTTTCTCGGCCAAGAGCGGTCGCATACCGGCGTGTTCGGCAACAATTGGGGGCAGGTGTATTCGTTCGAGACGAACGCATCTGGCGTATTCGTCAATTCCAGTTTGTCGACGGCCGTCGCTATCGCCGACGTGGTGCGCTTCGGGGTTATCCCTGGCGGCGTGACGCTTACCGACGCTCTGGTGTTGATTTCTGACGCCTTCGCGGCGAGCACGACGTACAAGCTCGGCTTTCAGTATGTGGATGGCGTCGATTCAACGAGCGTTCCGCAGGACGATGATTACTTCGTCGTTGCGGGAACTTCGTCTGCGTCTCTGGCGCGCACTGCCGCCAACAACACAGCTGTTCGTCCCGTCAAGCTGCCCAAGGATGCGTATCTGATCCTGACTGTGGCCGGGGCAAACCATTCTGCGGTCGGCATCATGGATGTTGTTGTTCGTGGGCTGCAAGGCGGCCAAGCCTAAACCGGCTTGCTGACGGGCGGCAAATACCCGCTCGTCAGCTATCCACCAGAGAGGACGCATGAAAGCAATCACTTACATTGGCCGTCGCCCGTACCGTAACGACGTGACGTATGGAACCGGAGAATGGGCCGCAGGCCAGACCAAGCTCGTGCAAGACGCCACGGCGCTGAAAATGCTTCGTCACACAGACTCCTACGCGCCTGGAGACGACAAGCAAGGCGAGCAGCAAGAAGCCGTCGAGACGGTCGTCGAGAAAGACAAAAAGGAAACCGAAGAGGATCAGGTACAAGATCTTCTCGTATCCATTCAGACAATGGGCGTTGATGCGATTGCTGAATTCGTGCAGCGCCATTTCAATCAGAAGATCGACCGGCGCAAGTCCGCAGAAAACCTGCGCATTGATGCTGTCAATCTGCTGCACCAGTTCGGGCCGCTTGAATGAATCTTGGCGAAATGACCGCCGAGTGGCGAGAGGACAACCGAGACACCGGCACCCATCCGCTGTTTTCTGATGAACTGCTCGCCCGTCTCTTTTCAGAGTCGGAAGAGGAGGCCAGCATCAGGAAGTGCCTGATCCGCGAAACGGTGACGATTCCTATCGTTGCTGGCGACCTGGAACTTGAATTGGCGGACGGGATTTTCGAGGTGCGTACAGCGCGCATTGTCGAGGGCGACACAAGCTACTGGATTTCTCCGTCAGACCGATATGAGCAGGACCGCTTGTTTATTGGATGGCGCACAGAGACGGCAAGGCCGACTGCGTTTATTCATGACGACAAGTCGCTCACGCTGAATCGACTGGTTGCAACTGACGCTGACTTGGTGCTTGAGGTTTTCAGAACGCCAACTGCGGCGATGGTCGACGCTGATGATGAGCCAGAAATCTCGTCTGTGCATCACCGCAAGCTCTATGGATGGGTGACGTTCAAAGCGTATTCAATCCCCGACAACGAGCGGCAAGACGCTCCGCGCGCTGCTGGCGGGCTCGCAGAATTCGAGCGCTACTTTGGAAAGCGTCCAGACGCCAATCATCGCAGAAACAACAACGCAAACCGCCCGCACAGGGTAAAGGCTTGGTGATATGAGACATATTGATAACCCGTCGAGCGCAAACATACTGCCTGGCGACTGTATTGTTGCGACCCCAACACAGAGGGCGGCGCTATCTATTGGGCCTGAAGACGCCGGAAAGGTAATCGTCGAGAAAAGCACGGGCAGAATGTACCTTGCGACGATGACAGAGGGCGCAAAACCTCTATCCACCAACCTCGCCGCAGAGCTTTCGGCGATTGGGGTCTACAGCAATTCGACCACCACCGTCGTCGGCGGGCAGGGCTTTGGCGTGGGCATCTGCCCCGAAACGCTACCAGCCGACATGGCCGGAATGGCTGGGTTTACTGACAAAGCGTCAGTCAACTTCGGCAACTATATACACTCCTCCGGCAGTGTAATGGTTTTTGTTCCGGCGTTTTGGTACAAGTGGGGAACTGGCGCAAACGGATTGGCGATAAATGCCTGTGCAATCGCATGGGATACTGTCGCTAAACGCAACGAACTGGCTGCACAAGGGTACGCGCTGCATCGTGCTTTCTGGGACGGCGGGGTTATCAAGTCCGGATTTTTTGTCGACAAATATCTCTGCTCGGCGAGTGAGAAGGGCGTCGCGGTTTCAGTCAGAAATGGCAATCCGCTCTCGTCCAATAGTGTGCATACCCCGTTTGCTGGGCTCGTCGGGGCGCCGGAAAATGCCTATTACGGCGCGCTGGATGCTGCCAAAACCCGCGGGCCGCAGTTTTTCTGTTCGAGTCGATTCATCTTCTCGGCTTTAGCCATGCTCTCCTATGCGCATGCGCAAGCGAGTTCGACGACTACTTGGTGCGCATGGTACGACGCCACAAACAATTTCCCCAAGGGCTGCAACAACGCCGCGCTGCGTGACGCACAGGACGCCTCCGTACTATACGTCTCGGATGGATATTCAAACTGCGGCAAGGCGGGTAGCGGAGACCCGTTCGAGAAAACGACGCATAACGGACAAGCGTGCGGCGTGGCCGACCTGAACGGCCTGATGTGGGAAATCAATCTTGGGCTGACATCAGACGGGAGCAGTTATTTTGCCGTCAAGCCAAGCGTCGCGATGTCTGGCTTGACCAGCGGCAACAGTGGGGCCACAGATGCGTGGGGAGCAGCCGGCAGGGCCGCCAATTACGACAACCTTGGCGCTACCTACGGTGCAGCAACGGCATCATCCACAATAAAAACCTATGGCAACGCGGCCCAAGTATTTAGCGAGCAAACTAGTGGCATCAGCTGGGCGGCTACGTGTCTGGGCATTCCGCTTGCGGGCGGTGTCGGGGGCGCGAACACTTTTGGCAATGATCTGTTTTATGACTACCGCCTGAACGACATGTGCGCGCTCTCCGGCGGGCACTGGATCAACGTGTCGGGTGCCGGGGTCTGGGCGTTGAATATCTACTATGCGCGGGGCAGCTCGAACGAGTACGTGGGGTTCCGTGCTGCAATTTACCCAACTACCTAACCGGAGATAAGTCATGCCCAAAATCATTGAATACAAAAAGGTTATCACGCAGCAGAATACTTACGAACTGCGAGAAGTCGAAGGAACCGAGCTGTGCACGATCGGCGACACGACTTACTTCGTGATTCCAGGGGCTGTGCTGCCAACGGGCCAAGCATCCGAGATTCAAAGCAGCATCAAGGCTACAACGCTGACGGACGTTCTTAACGATCAAATCCGCGCAAAAAGCCCGCACTGCCAGCTTATTAACTCTCGCAGGTGTCAGCGGCTTATCGAGGCTGGCTACAGCGCTGACGACCAGGACTACTTTATTCACCTACACATTGCAATGCAGATCGGCTCTATACCAGTAAACGCGAAACGGACAGCAAAGCTTGCCGCGTATATTGACGCCTTCAAGGTGGCGTATTTGTGGGCGGAGAGCCAGTATTCCGCGCTCGGCTTGTAATGCAACGTCGCGGCCAAGCCTCATAAATGGCCACCGTCACCCAAGCCGCCGAATACCTCTCGCGCATTTTTAGCGCAGCACATAGAGATTGCAGACCATGAAGCTAACTATACAGTCTGGCGCAGATCACACAGAGGTAGTCCGATACGAGTCTAACACTGTTGGTTTCGTCGCAATCTCTGGCATTACTCGTGGAGCTCCAGCCGCAGTCAGCGCAGTTGCCCACGGCCTGAAAACTGGCTGGCAGGTTGCGATTGTTGACGTCAAAGGAATGACGCAGTTAAACGCAAAGAGCAACCCTCCGCGCGATTCTGACAGGTTTTCGATCACATCTACCGGGACAGACTCGCTAACGCTAGACGGCGTGAGCTCGTTCGGGTACGGCGCTTATGTTTCTGGCGGCGCGATTCGCTATCAGATTCCAGTCGATCTGACTGGCGCAACGGCCAGGATGCACATCGTCGACAAATGGA